ATGAAAGACGACAAAAGTAACAGTTTTTTAGAAGATTTAAAGAATTTATTAAAGCGGTTTGATGCACGCATAGTGGATGGGGAGAATGATAATTATAGAATAGTTTATATATTTGACGAGGAAACCTTTTATATTGATATAGAAAAGGGGAAATGCTTGGATGCTGTCACTTTAGAAGATGCTTTTGATGAGTTACAGATGTTCAGTTTTTCGGATTTATATAAAAAGAAAGAAACAAAGGAGGAAAGGGCTAAAAAAGAACCGTTAAAAAAAAACAAGCCAACGTTGTTAAATCTAGCAGATATCTGCGAGGGATGTGAGGCAGATCAGTCTGAGATTAATATTGATTGGCTCGTAGATAAATATAAAAATGACTTTCACGCTGTTTACATAATGCTTCAACATTTCCCAAAGCCCAATGATTTCAAGCATGTGACTGAAGAAAACATAAAAAAATCTGATGAGCTTTTTAGAGAGCGAGTTATAAAGATAAAATGGATAGAAAAAAACAAAGATTTCTATCCTACGTTAAGATGTCTAAAGTGCGCTGTTCTTGACTCTGATACTTATAAAATATTAAATGATGATATACAGCGCCAATGTGCGAGAGAAGCAAGAGAGGTATGTTCTTTATTAAACGACGGCTTACTGTAAAACAATAAAAGGAGGACAAGATGCCAGAAAGATATTTGGAAGACCGGACGGGTCGCACAATAAAAGATGGTGATTTGATTCAAAAAGAAGACGGGGATATTTTTGAAATAAAAAAAATTAAAGGAGGTTATAAAATAGGAAGTTTTGAGTACACCTGCGTAGACCTTTTAAACGATGCTGATGCTAAATACTGGCTTGTTGTTGGACCGTTTAAGGAAGAAAGGGCAGAATGCGATAGGATGGAAATAAGTCACGGGTTAGACGTAGCTTTAATGAACATGATAGGAGACCCTTCTTTATGGGAGGGTGATAAGGGGCGTAGTTTTTTTAAGGATCTCTCTATTTTTTTAAGGATGGGATGGAACGGTTCTTTTATAGAAAAACATAAGAACCATTTTGAAAAGTATTTACTATTGAAATCGGAAAAGGAAAAAAAAAATGGTTAACCAATACGCGGTAAGTTGGGGGGTATTGAAAATGAGGAATAAACATAAAGTGCGTTGGGCAGTTCGCTTAATGCCTTTTAAAAAAGCGTAAAAATATTTTTGGTTTGATTGGTGGACGCCGAGCTGGCATAACGGGCGTGGTTCTTATATAAGCATAGGGAGTGGTTTCTTTACTATTCATAGGGGTTATTAATAAGGAGCAAATAAAATGAGAATATACGATTTTAAGAGGAGTAAGCCGTGTTAATTTTTATAATTACAATAGTGGTAGGCGTAAGTTATGGGATTGTTTTTTTGTTTTTAATGGGATTAGGGAAAACTTTTTCCGAGTCGCCCGCTAAACATAAAAAACTTCTTGACAAAGCAAAACAACTTTGATATGTTAGCTATAACAGTAATAATTTTCTTCTTTTTTTGTTTTCCTTTTGCAGTAGCAAGAGAATGGTTTTTTAGAATTAAGGGAGTTAGAGGGCTTTTAGGTTTAATTGATCATTCTCTTGCATTATAAAAACATGAGGCAAATAATTTGGAAACACATTGTAGCAAATGCGGTAGGTTATTATTCAAAGTAAAGAATAATCTTTTTACTTTTGAAATTAAATGCCCTAAGTGCAAAACTATGAATATCTTCACAGAACAAAGTACCCAAGAGTTTGAAGAATTATGCACGGTAATAGAATAAAACCAAAACAGTGGTTAAGCTAAACACATAATACATATGCAATTATAAACTCAGAGAGCACCTTAGAGAGCCGAGTGAGCAGATTAAAACCTGCTTGTTCGGCTTTTTTTGTTTTAGGAGGGGATTATGGCGTGCGGGGATCCACGTGATACGAACTCATTCCCAAAGCATTATACCAAAATAGAATGCCCAAGGGTTACACATTGGACGTCTGTAAGCAGTGCAATCTGTGAGTGGGCAGGTGCGGGTGACTATCCCATCTGGAATGACAGGGTTAAAGATTTGGAAAAGCCAGGAGATATTGAAGATTTTTCTTCAGGTGGTATTCCCTTAAACAGTGAGGAAGCAACTCCAAAGCATTATACCAAAATGAAGATGCAGCCTATTGAGTTTATAATTAAAAATGACATAGGGTTTTGCGAAGGCAATATAATTAAATACGTATGTCGGTATAAAGAGAAAGACGGTATTAAAGATTTGGAAAAGGCAAAGGAATATATACAGTTTTTAATTAACAAAGAAAAGGAAAAACAAAATGAAGCATGAAAAAATGGTTGTTGTGCGTAAACAGCATGGCGCAAAAAACTATATAGGAACAAAAATAATTAGCGCAGTTCCCTGTACAAAATATAAATATTATGGGGATTCTGCCCAAGGGGATGATGAAGCAGGTTATAAAGTTTATTATCCTCCTTTTACAGAAAACGAGAAGACTTATATTGGGTGGTCCCCGAAGGATGTCTTTGACCATTGTTATCGGGAAATTACATTACAGGAAAGGAATTGTCTTTTGCCTGCTACACCTCACCGCAACTGTTGTTTGGCGGAAGATAGTAAGAATGTTTGACACTAAAAAAAAGGAAAAGTCATGCCAGCAGGAAGACCCTTAAAATTCAAGACTCCGCAAGCATTACAAAAAGTGGTTGATGAGTATTTTAAAACTACGAAGTCTGTTGAATGGACTATTACAGGTTTAGCTTTAGCTATAGATACATCCCGAGAAGGACTTATCAATTATGCTAAAAGGGATGATTATTCAAATATAGTAAGGCGTGCTAAACTTAAAGTTGAGAACTCTTACGAATTAAGTTTGCGTAAAAATGGGCGTGCGGGTGATATTTTTGGTCTTAAAAACTTTGGATGGAAAGATAAAAAGGATCTAGGTTTAAGCACAGAGCGGGATTTTACAATTACTTTGAATAGGCAGACTATTACAGGCAAAAAAGAAAGTTAATAATTTTATATGGACTTAAGCATCTCAAAATACGGTTACACTCCGAAGCAGTTAGAAATACTGGATGCAGCGGACAGCGGGAAGTATAAAAGTATTTTTGTGCCGAAGGGCAGACGCTTTGGTTTTACTCAAAGCATGAGTAATTTTGTAATAGAAAAGATGATTGAGAAAAAAATAACCGTGCTATGGGGTGATACGATAGCATCAAACATCAAAAAATACGTTGAGCTTTTTTGGATGCCTATTCTCAAACAGCTGAAATTGCCTAATAATGAAAAGCTGTATGAGATTAAAATGTACGAAGGCAAAGAGATTAAAATAAGAAACACTGAAGGTGGGTGGTCAAATTGTGATTTCCGTTCAGCTGACAGACCTGAGAACTGGGAAGGTTTTGGTTATGACTTAGCTATTCTTAACGAGGCTGGGATTATTTTAAAGAATAGGTCTTTGTGGGAAAACTCAGTAAGGCCAATGCTTTTAGACAATCCAAATTCCTTGATTATCGTAGGCGGAACTCCAAAGGGTAAAAAAACAAAAGATGGTTTAGCTCATAAATATTATGAATTATGCAGAGCTGCAAAAGACAACCCGCGACATATTGTATTTCCAGTAACCAGTTACGATAATCCGTTACTGGATACTGAAGCATTAAATGAATTGCAAGCGGAAGTTCGCGAAGAAAGTGGTTCAGAAATAGCAGTACGCCAAGAGATATTTGGAGAATTTGTTGATTTAGTTGAAGACCCTTATATACCCTATGAAACAGTTAAAAAGGCAGTTGATAAGAAGTACCACATAAGTGATTACGATAACGGCGTTACAATTATGGGGATTGATTTTGCTTCGCGCCGAGATGAGAATGTTATTTGTACAACGCGTGGAATGCAAATGATTAGATTAGATGGAGAACGGCCTCATACTGATAATTGGCAATTATATTTTGCTAATAAAATTATAAGAGCTATTGACCAAGATAAGCCCGATAGGGTTTTTTTGGATATGGGAGAAGCTGGTTCGGGTATTTTAAACCGTCTTAAAGAATTCAATTACGGCCATTATATTACAGGCGTTAACTTTGCAGCAAGGGCTGATGACCCTATAAGGTATGCTAATAAACGTGCTGACATGTACGGAAAGCTAAAGGAATGGCTTGATAACGGGGGTAGTATTTTTGATGACCCTGTTCTAATTTCTGAGCTTTCTAGTATCCGATATGATTATAAAAAAGAAACTCAAATAATTTTACAATCTAAAAGCCAATTAATTTCAAGTCCAAATAGAGCTGATGCTTTGGCGTTGACGCGAGCTTATCCGGTTCGCAAAAAAAATAAAAATATATTAATGCAACGCAACATAAGTTCACGCCGTGGGCGCGGGAAACGCTCATGGGCTGATATGTAATAACAAAACAAGGAGAGTTTAGTATGTCTTCACTTTTATCGCCACCCTCACCGCCTCCAATAATTCAATCTACTGGTCCAGCTTTGCCAACTCCGGAAGAAATTGCAGCAGAGAAAAAAAAGAAAAGGCAAGCAACCATAGGGCAGTTTAAAGCTGCAAGGTCAACAATGCTAACAGGCGCTGCGGGCGAAGGTGCAGGAGGGCGAACAACCCTAGGGTTTTAATATGTCTGAGGAATCAAAAAAAATAGGCCGTTTGTTTTTAAACTTACAGCAAAGTCGTCAGCAATATGAGCCAGTTTGGAAACAAATAATACAATACCTTATTCCTGACCACGGGCAGTTTATTACAGAAGGTGAACAGCCAGACATAGCCAAAAATTACAATTATATTTTTGACAGCGTTCCATATATGGCAGCTCAATTATTGGCTGGTGGGTTTCAAGGCATGATTCCGAGGAATCAACCATGGCTTAGAATAGGCGTTACTGATCCTGAAAAAAATAAATACTTTAAAAGTTACTTTGATGAAGTTTCTGACATTCTCTTATCGCTTTTAGAGTTTTCTAACTTTTATAGTGTTTTGAATTATGCGATGATGGAGTTAATAGGCTTTGGCACGGCTTCGGTTATAGTTCAAGAACATCCAGATAAAAAAGTTTGGTTCAGGCCATTAACGGCAGGTGAGTATTATTTAGGCGTGGATATTTATCAAAACCCTAATACAATCGCTCGTAGTTTTTATACAACTGCGGAGAATATTGTAACGCAATTTGAGAAAACTGCTGAGGAAATACCTTCTAAAATTAGGGATGCTGCTAAAAAATATAATCAGGAACCTATTGAAGTAAGCCATTTGATTATGCCAAATACAGGTAGAGATACAAGCAAGATAGATAACGGCAACAAAAAATTTGTTTCTTTTTATTTTTTGGCTAACAGTGCTTGTAAAGTAAGTGCTAAAAATAATTATCCGAATGCGGATGTAACTATTTTGTCAAAAAGTGGTTATGATGAGTTCGCATGCCCTACTATCCGATGGAAAATATCGGGTAGTGATATTTACGGAAGAAGTCCAGCGATGGGGGCATTGGCAGACATTAAACTTTTATATAGAGAAACAAGAGCAAAACTTGATATCATTGACCATCAAGCACATCCTGCTAGTAATGTTTCACCTGATATAAAGCAACAAATGAATGATGACGTTATTGCGCCTGGTGCTGTTTTTGACATGGGAAGCCAGGGTGAACAGAAAGTAAGTCCAGTTTTACCGCCAGGGTATTTTGATATAAGTGGGGTTCTAAATGATATTCCGTCGTTACAAAATAAAATACAAAAAGTTTTTTATAATGATTTGCTTTTGATGATAGCCGATAAGCCAAACGTTCAACAGACTGCTTTTGAGATAGCTCGCCTAGTGGAACAAAAGGGTGCCGTGTTAGGGCATTTACTTCACCGATTGGAAGTGAGTTTTTATGACCCTATTATCGACAGAGTTTTTGAAATAGCAAACAGAGCTGGATTAATTCCGCAACCTCCTCCTGAATTATCTAAAGAGCCAATTAAGCCAGAATATAAATCCTTATTATTTAGAATAGCTGAAGAGTTTAAAAAAATTAGTATGGATAAATCTTTAGGTATGCTTGGCCAAGTGGCGCAGTTTGATCCAAATATTATTCATAAGTTAAATGCAGATGTTACAATGGACGAAACAATCAACGTAGTAAATGCGCCTGCTGACATGTTTTATTCATCAGAGGAATACACAGCAAAGCTTGAAGCTATAAAACAGCAGCAAGCGGTACAAATGGAAGCACAGCAAACACAAGAGCAAATAGGTGGTGTTGTCGGAGCTGCAAAAGAGTTGTCACAAACTGATACGGAAGGCAAGAATGCTTTAACGGATATGCTAAATGCAGGGGAGAAATAATAAATGAAAGTCTTTTTAGGTGGTACTTGCAATGGTTCGGCATGGCGACGGGATTTAATTCCATTTTTAAACAATGCTGAAATAGATTATTTTAATCCTGTTGTGGATGATTGGACTGAGGAATGCAAGGCAGAAGAAATCAGACAACGGCAAGAGTGTGATTTTTGTTTATACGTTATTACTCCTTCAATGACTGGAGTTTATTCAATTGCAGAGGTGATTGATGATAGCAATAAACGTCCTGAGCGTACATTGTTTTGGTATGTGAGTGACTTTTTCCCATTGGTTAAAAATTTTTCAGAAGGTCAACGCCGTTCTTTGAGAAGTGTTGCGGAAATGGTAGAAAACAATGGGGGTAAAGCTTTTAGTGAGGACGATAGCTTTTCAGATATAGTTAAGTATTTAAAGGAACAAAAAAGTGAAAAAAATTAGTATAGATTATGAGGTACAACTAAAGGAAGCTTTTGTGGACGAAGTTTATTTGGCTTGGTTTAAATGTCCTCAGTGTGAAGTAGAATACATTTTCGCGAATCCTCCTGACCTATTTTCTAAATTTTGTGGGAATTGTGGGGTAAAAGTGGAATGGGTTAATTTTCCGGGTGAGGCGATAGAAGAGGAGGAAGTACTTTCAGAATTAGAGTTAAAAGGAAAGGACATGTGTACTTTAACGGAGGAAAATGCCGAAGCATAACCAACCACTGAAAAAATGCTTGTTCTGTGACAAGCCTCAAGCTGACATTAATTATTTGTTTTGCGAAGATTGCCAGCATGTATGGACAAATAAACTTAATAACGTATTTAGCACTAACGACGGGCAAGATATTTTGCATGTGTTAATGTATATAAGCGATTTTTACGAAACTACTTTTACAGGTAATGCTCATAGTAGTTTTAAATCAGGCAGAAAAGAAATAGTAACATGGCTTTATAAACAAGTGTATAAAGCTAAACCATCAAATGCTCATAAGGCAGAAGATTTATTGATGGGAATTAAAAAATAAGGAGTAATAAATATGACAGATTTAAATGCAAGCGGAACAGGACAGGGTAACACCGAAACTGGAGGTGCAAGTCAAGTACCTTTAACGAATGCAGTTAACCCTATAACCCCTGAGGTTAATCCTTTTGATACGTTAAAAGGAGGATTGCCTGGGGATTTAAAAATAGAGCACGGAAATTTTGAGGAATTAGTAAAAGAATATAGCGAGTTGAAAGCTGGTAAGGCTGTTGTTCCCGAAAACTATCAATTCGATATTCCAGAAAGTTATAAACCATATGTGGATGATAGTAGCTTAGATAGTTTCTCGGCGTTTGCTAAAGAAAACAATTTAACTCAAACGCAAGCGGATAAGCTAATAGCATTTGATGCGCAACGTTTTGAAACAATGACAAATGAGCAAAAGCAAACAGTGGAAACAGGAGAAGCTGCCTTAAAAACAGAATGGGGCGATAAGTTTAAGGAAAATATCCAAACAGCAAACAAGGCATTTAAAGTATATGCCGACAGCATTGGCAAAAAAGATACTGATTTCTCAGCACATTTTAAAAGCGACCCTGATATTCATCGAATGTTTCACTTTTTTGGGACAAAAATAGGCGAAGATTCTTTTATATCAGGGACTACACAACCAACACAATCACAAAAAGACGGGTTGGGCGATACTTTTTTGTTCGACCCTGCCAAAATAAAGGAGTAATATATGGCTACAAATGAATTAACCAGGTTTGGATTAGCAGAAGTTGCAAACCGAACTGATCCAGACGGAAAAACTGCTAAAATAGCAGAAGTACTTATGAAAAAAAGTCCATTCGTTAAAAACATGTTATGGATGGAATCAAACGATAAAACACAAAACAAAACAGTTAGGCGAGCAGCAGAGCCAATCATAGAAGATAGAAGGTATTATGAAGGTCCAGCACTGTCCAGCTCGAAGACTATTCCATTATGGGATAAAATAGGCACCGTTGAAGGGCAAGAGAATATCGACAGGGAAATTGCGTTGCTTGCTCCTGAAGGAGTAAAAACATATTTGAATCAAGAGTCTATTTCTTTTGCTTCAAAGTTTTCCAAAACAATAGACAGCAGATTGATTTATAGTGATGGTTATTCTGACCCTGACAGACCTACTGGATTAAAAGCACGGTTAGATAATTTATCTAATTCAAACGTTGTCAACAATGGTGGTACAACAGCCGATAGCTGCACCAGTATATACATAGTTAATCATAGCAAAGATTATTGTTATGGGATTTACCCAAAAGATTCAAAAGCTGGTTTGGAAATTCATATGTCAGATTTAATACCTAATTTACGCGGGGATAATAATTCTGAATATATGGGTTGGAAAATAACTATGCTCTGGCGATATGGTCTTGTAGTGCCTGACCCTCTGGGAATTGGGCGAGTATGTAATATTGACGATACTACTACGTTTGACGAGACTAAGCTTGCGCAACTTATAGTTGCAATGGATACAAACGATACTTCTCGGATATATGTTAATAGACGTATGAAATATCAAATGTGGGATAGAATTCTTACTAAGGATACTACTGCATTAGTAATGATGAAGCCTACAAATGAACATGTGCTTGATTCGGGTGGTCCGCCAATTGCATTTGCTGGGATTCCTATTCAGTTGGATGAGCAGATACTCGATACTGAAGCAATAGTATCATAATAACAAAATAAAAGGAGGTACAAAATGCCTTTACAAAATGATTTTATATTTAGTGAAAACCAGGCTTTATCAGGATCAAGTCCTATTCAGTCAACAAATATTGTGAAGTGGCCTGATTTAGAGGATACATTCGGGAATGTTATAACGCCTGATGAAGGGGAAAGCGCAAGGTTATACTGGAATGTTGTAATAACAGAAACTTTAGTGGATGGAACCGACTTGATAACTTATTATGTGACTAAAGAAGCGAACGGGACTCTTACCACGGGAGGTACAAATGCAGGACAAATTATTTTCCCTGCTGAAAGTGTAGCGGGTACAAAGTTTTCAGGTCCATTGCCGTTTGGGACGTTGTATAAATATCAAGGGATTGTTTACACGCCTGACGCTCTTACATCTGGTGCGGTGACTGCTTACCTAAGCATAGACCATGAGTCGCCTACAAAATAGGTGAAATTTTTCTAATGAGGGCTACTCAGGTAGCCCTCATTTAAAGAAAGGACAGCAAATGATTACAGCAAAAGATGTTTTATATCCTGCTAAATTCAGCATACTAACTATGTGTGAGCTTAAGCTTAAGGGTATGAAAAGAGGAAGGATTTTAAACAGGGGAATATACGTAGAGCGTAGTGTAGAAGATTTTCCTTCAAATGATGGGGTAAATCTGAATAAGAATTTTGAATTACTTACAGACCTTAAACCATCAGAAGAAACTGAAGAAACAACAGAAGAGATAGAAGTAGTGGAAACTGAAACAGAAGAAGAATTAGAGGAAAAAGAGGAAGAACTAATAGAAGAAGATGCATCAGAGCCTATTGAAGTTCTTCCAGGATATACTCAGAAAGCTATAAATAGAATGAAACGCAAAATGTATAAAGCTGGGTTTCTTGAGAAGCGCCAACGGAAAAATGAAACCATTATAAAAAAATATAAAGAGTTTAAAGCAGCAGGCAAACCAGGCTTATTCAAAAACTAACAAGGTGACGAATGGCTTTACAATTTGAAAAAGTTGATATTTGTAACCAAGCATTAGCATATTTAGGCGCACTTCACTTGGAAGATGAAGACCTTACTACTGAGAATTTAAACACAGGCGAAGGGCAAGCAGCACACGTGTGTAACCAATTCTACGATATAAGCGTGGAAAGTGTTGTTAATGAATTTGGATGGAGTGAAAATGCTCAACAGTTACAATACACACCAGGTTATCAAGCATATATTGATACGTTCGATACTGGCAAAATAGATATTTTAAGTATTGCAAATGCACCCGTAGCAGTTGTAACGACAGCTACGAGTCATAATCTCCCCGACAAAACTCATGTCCATATCGCCGCTGTAGGTGGAATGGCTGAGATAGAGGGTATTTATTATATCAGTGTTACAGATATAACAACCTTTGAATTAGTAGGGATAAACTCATCTAATTACAGTGCCTATACCTCTGGGGGTACAGTCGTTAGGATAGAACCCTTTGCTAAAAATTATAATGGGTTTTCTTATACACTTCCCGAGGATATAGTTTTTCCTATTCGTTTAGATTCCAATGTAGCTTTTAAAATTTTCAGGAATGAACTGATTACATTGGATGAAAATGCAATGCTTATTTACGCACGTTGTATAAAAACAATCACAGGAGCTGTTGATTTGAGTGGATTTAATTCATTTTTTTTAGAAGCCTTAAAGCTCAAGTTAGCTTCTAATATAGCACCTCGTTTAACAGGTGTAACAGCAGCCTCTCAGCTAAAAGAGTTGATGTTCCAAGAGTATAACATTGCAGTGCGTGGGGCTAAGAATTTAATAAGCCGAAGCCAAAAGCCTAGACTTCGATTTAACGGGACGTTTTCTAACAGAGACGGCTATTTACCTTATAATCAGAGGGGAACATGGCTCAGATAAACTTTTCAGGGGTGATTTCAGAAAGATTGTTTGGCCAAGTAGATTTATCTAAATACCAAGCAGGCTTAGCTGAATGTAATAACTTCATTCCCATGAAAGAAGGAAGTTTGTTAAGACGCCCTGGAACGGTTTATATTGCCGATGCAAAAGCGCAAGACAGAGAAAGTAAATTATTGCCTTTTATTTTTTCAAAAGCGCAATCATATATAATAGAGATGAGTGCTCAGTCAGTGCCAGAGGCAGAAGATGCTTCTTTAAGGTTTTTTAAAAATGGAAAACCTGTAATGGATGGCGATGTGCCTTATGAAATCAATACCTATGAAACAGTACCATCCTTTGAAGAACCAGTTGCAGTAACAGATGTAAATCAGACATACGACCAAATAAGGCCGGTTGGAATATTGCAAGATGATGACCAAGTTGTTTTTTCAGTAGGGGCAGAGGGAATATTGCCGACACCTGTAGAAGCAGGAAAAGCTTATTATGTTGTTGATAAAAGTAGTCCGTCTTTTTCGATTGCACTTACAAAAGAGGGTGAAAGAATTCAACTACAAGATGACTACGAATATCCTTTTTATTATAAAAAACTTAACCCTGCGGAAGTTTTACCAATCTGGTATGAACAGGACGATTTATTTAAAATAAGGGCGTTGCAAAAGTTTGATGTTTTATATTTATGGCTTGGCCGGAAGCGTACGTTAAAGTTATTACGTTTTGGAGATACAGATTGGAAATTACAAGCGGTTTATTTTGCTAATATTCCGCAAGACTTTACTCAGGAGCCTCCTATAGATAAATGGTCAGATGAAAAAGGATGGCCGAGCAATGGCACTTACCATAATGGACGCTTAAAAGTAGCTGGTGTCGAGACTTCTCCACAAACGATATATGCCTCTATTTCCGGGGTATATGATGCGACATTGTTAGACCCGAGAAATGGCCAAGAATTCAGAGAAAACTTTGGTCAAGAGGATCCCCAGACTGCGGTAGCTTCCGATGGTTGGGATTATACTATGAATGTGGATAAATATAATCGTATTCAGTGGATGACTGGGACAAATGATGGAAGTCTTTTTATAGGTACTACTGAATCTGAGCGTACAATGAAAGGGAAAAACGCAGGTGTGATTACGCCTGCTTTAGAAGAAGAAAACAATCCGCCTGAGTTTTCTATTAATAGTGAATATGGAAGCAGTGATGTTCCTGCGATTTTTGTAGGGGGTACTGTTGTTGCTGCTCAAAACCCAGGGATGAATTTGTTAAGCTTTGATTATTCGTGGGAAAGTGCTAAGTTTAAAGGGCTTGACCTTAATAGACTGACAGAACATCTTACAAAGATTTCGCCTATTAAAGAAATAATTTATCAACAAAGGCCAGAGCAGATTGTATGGGTAATAAGAGAAAATGGGAGTTTACAATCTTTAACGTTAGTACCGGATGAGCGAGTTTTTTCGTGGGCTACACATGATGTGATAAATACTTTTTTTGAGAGTGGGGCTATGATACCAGGTTCTACAGAAGAGGGAGCTTTTGCAGGGGAAAATGAAATCTGGTTTTTGGTGAAACGAGTTTTAAAAGATGGTTTTCCAGAATATACTATCGAACGCATGGCAGAACAAAGCAGACATACTGTGGATAGCGGTCCAAGTATTTTGCCAGCTACGGGAAGATATATAGCTCCTATAACAGTAACGATAACGAATGCGTCTACAATCGCAGCCGGTGATATTTACTATACTCTTGACGGTTCTATTCCGAGACAACCCTCGGAGACATACCCATCAGGACACGGAACGGTCTACACAGCTGAGCTTAATCTTTCTCAGTCTGTTACAATAAGAGCAGTGGACATAAGAAACGTTACTGCACATGCGATTTATACGTTTTCTAGTAGCAAATTATATACTTCAGAAGGCAAACAAATGCTGTCGTCAGATGGTAAAGAGTTGGAAGTGGTAAGTAAATGACTTTACCCATAAATTATATTAATTGTGATAGTGCGGTTATAAAAGAATATACTAGTCCTGTTTTACAAATAGATGGTTTAGAGCGGTTTAACAATCAAGATGTAGTTATTTTGGCAGATGGTCGCGTTGATAGTCCTAAAGCAGATGGTACGTTAAAAACTGTAACAGATGGTAAAGTTATTTCAGATATTTACGCAAGTAAATTCATTGTAGGGTACCAAATTAAAAGTTTATTTACTACTGTACCAGTTGACCCTGGCGATGCGACAGTGCAGCCAAAACAAAAAAGAATTATAGAGGCAACGTTCCGGTTTTATGAAACTGCTGGAAAAATAACCGTAACTTATCCGAGTACTAAAAATGGAAAAGAAACTAAATCGATTACAGAATTGTTTGGAGGGGTTAAACGATTTTTAAGCGCGGATACTCAAAACCTTAATGGACAACTAACATTGTTTATAGATGACCCGACTCCATGTTCTGTTTTGGGATATTACCCAGCTTTGGAGGTGTATAGTGATTAGAATAAAACAATTTAAAAAGCAGCATTTCAGCATCTTTTCACATCCGAATATCTTAGATACTGATATCCAAAAGACTATGCGATATGCTAAAACTCTTTTTTATGAGGATGAAGTAATGGCTATTGTTTTTTTTGCTAATAAATGGGCTAAACATTATGAAACTTATTTGTTTGTTAATCCTAAAATATGGGAGTTGTCTATAATGGAACGTGTTAAAATAGGTTTGAAAGGGATAAAAGTTTTCAATGCTTTTAAAAAAGAATATAACCCTATACGCGTTCAAGCTAATTGCTTAGTTACCTTTAAAACAGGAATTAAATTTGTGGAGAAATTAGGTTTTTTAAAAGAAGGTTTGCTTAAAAAATTTGGACATGACGGAACTGATTATTACCGTTATGGATGGGTGAAATAATGGCTCACGTTTTACCAATAATCGGAGGGATAGCTAAAGGTGTGGCAATAGCAGGGATGGCTGTGCAAGGGGTGCACGTTATTCAACAGGCTCGTGTTCAGAAAAAGGTTTTAGAACAAAATGCAGAAATAGCTAGAAAGAATGCAGCTTTAGCAGAAGAAGAACTTGAATACAATATAAGACAGCGTGAACAAATTGGTAAACGGAAAACAGGGATAGCTAAGGCAAGTGCTTTTGGAACTGGTGGTATTCCTGGAGTTGACACATTAGCAAATCCTGCGGTTCAAACCACGCTTGATATTATAAACATGAAAAGAACGGGACAAATAGATATTGCAAATTATTTACAACGTTCTCAATCCTTAAAGTTTGAAGGCGGTAGAGTTTTAACTGGGGGGATTGTTGAAGGGGTGGGACATTTAGCAAGAGCAGGCGGTACTTTGGCGGGGGCTCCCTTGACAGGTAGTACTATGTTAAAAACTCAACCAGCGCCTAAACCGTCTCAACAAAAACTAAAAGGTAGTTAAAACACACATGGCTAATCTGCCAGCAAGTACATCAGCACGACGGACTGAAGTCGCAATGCCGTCTAGACAGCCCAGCATCGGAGCGGTTATTGAGTACGCAGGGACAACTGTATCTACTCTTGACACAAAGCTTAAAGAACGCCAACAGCAGGCTCAAAAAGAGCGCGATGCTATTGCTGCCACCGCTGCTTTTTCTCAGTTCACAGACGTTATGAGACCACAATATGGCGATTTTTTAAGCAGGCGAGGAGCAGGCGCTCTTGGGGTTACGCAGGATTACGGTACAGTTTTTGAGCAAAATGAAACTAAAATTACAGAACAATTTGACAATGAGAATCAAACTCAATTATTTAGGAAATTAGCTTTAAGCTTAAGGACTTCGCAACTTAATCGGTTGCAATCGTTAGAAGCTACTGAGCATCAAGTTGCAAAAACAAATGCAGAGCAAAGTTTATTAACAAATATAAATGAAGCAATTACAGATGATCCTTTTAACGAAGTTAATACTGAGAATTTAATAAATACTTATAAGGATGGTGTAATTTCTTTATATCCTCAGCAAAACAAAACAACTGATATTGCGCAAGGCGAACGTGTTATAAGGCAAAGCATTATTAATAATGCTATTGTTGACAATCCAAGGCTAGCTGAACAATCTAACGAGAAATGGAAAACAGAAATAGGATTAGATAATTATACTTTAAATAAAAAAAAAATGATTGCCGCTGCTAAAGAACGTCAAGAAAAAAAAAGAGAATCAGCGCAGAAAAATTATGAAAAATGGTTACGTGCTAGAGTTATTAAAGATGTTGATGCTATACAAGCATCCATAAACAAAGACCTTGATTATAATCTTGAGGGAAGACTTTTCACAAGAGATATTTCTCAATCTATAGGGAATGCTATTAAACGGGGCGATATAACTCCAAAAGATAACCCAGTAATAAAAACTCAATTAATGGATAGAATTGCTATGGGGCAAGACATTCAACCTTATTTGCTTAGGGCTTATGAAACAGGCGATATATCTGCAACTACCTTTACACAATTAAACCAAAAAATAAATGAAATAAATTATAAGCAAGCGACAGCTAAAATAAATCAAGCTTTTAAAGTCTCTCCTTTTGACCCTGCAGCTTTTTCGCCTGATAAAAATCAACAACTTAATGACGCTTACGATATTTTTAACTCACAAGTTGAATCAGGAGTTGACCCTGAGCAAGCAGCTAATAATACAATCGGGCGTTTTGATAGACGCAGAACAGTTACCACATTACCAATTCCGCTTTATTTAGGAGATAATGACAAAACAAACTTGGCAGCTTTAAAAGCAGCTCAACAAAAAACAGTTGAAGCGTACACGAGTGGCAATTTAAGCGCTCCCGAATTTAATAAAGAAGCTGAACTATTAGACAAATTAATAAACCTTTCAACTGATGCGAAGATTGAAATTTCACCAGAAGCATTAAAAAGAGCAAAAAAATAATGGCACAATCAACTCAAAATAATTCTTTTTTATCACCAGCAGCACGGGCTTTATTAGAGAATCAAACAGCGCAGCCATTAGGGGATGATGTCGCTGAAGCATATTCTGCTGATAGGGATTTAATGAATGCCACATTGTCACCAGCAGCTAAAGCGTTATTGGATTTTGCTCCACAAAAAGAAGTTATCGCAACTACAAAAAAAGAAAAAGAAGGTATTCCTTTTGAAATAGGTATCCCTAATGAAAAAGAAATTGTAACAAAGGAAACTTCTGCGCTTGGTACTTTAACAGAAGCTGGAAAGTTCGTGTTAAGTAAAGCTGGATGGGTGTTAAGACCGTTAGGAGCGCCGCAAGCTGGTGCTATAGCAGCTATTGGACAAAAAGAGAGGCTTGCGCAAATAGAAAAAGAGCAAGGATTTTTCCCTGCTGCGTTTGAAGCTTTGAAAGTATCAGGCAAAGCTGTGGTGAGTGAATTATTTCCAAAAGATGCTATCAGGCCAGAATTTGAAAAAGAAGCATTAGAAGCTACAAATTTATTAGAGAAAATTCCCAAGGGATTGAGACCAACAGTGGAATTGGCAACTGCTATTTTAACGGATCCAGCTGTTATTGCATTTCCGTTTAAAAAAGCTATTCAAAAAGGTTTGCAAACAGCAGCGCAAACAGGTGAAACAGCTGGAATTTTCAGAAATGCTTTAGAAGAATCTGTTAGTTTTGTGCCTATGAGTGAACAAAATATAAAAGTAGCTACAAAATTAGCGGGAAAAGCAGACAAAGGAAACAAAAAGGCAGCAGAAAAGCTTTTGGGAATAATAAGTAGTGAAACAAAAACACAAGCTCAACAGCGATTGAAGCCTATTGAAGCACGCTTAAAAAGTTTTACAGGAGTTTCCCGGAAACCTATTGTTGAAATAATAGAAGACCCCCAAGCAGCAGAAAAAGTATTGCAACCGTTAGAAGACATTCCTGAAAAAGCTATTAATATTAATTTTAAAAGGATTGATACAACTGATGATGTTAAATCTTTAATTGCGCAAACAGCAAAAATATTTGAAAAAGATATACACATAGCTCGCCGTGGGAAAGTTTCTTTAGAGGAAACTGCTAAATTAGCAGATGATTTGGGGATGACTCCTCAAATGTTATTAGCACGTAGAAAAGGGCAAGCGTTTAATGCGGAGGAAGCTGTGGCTGCAAGGCAGATATTAGTCTCTTCGGGTGAGCGGTTACAAGAAATGGCTGCCAAGATAAGAAGTAAAGATGCAACAGAGCTTGATAAGTTTGAATTTCAAAAACAAGTAGCTACTCATTATGCTATTCAAAGTCAAGTGTCTGGATTGACTGCTGAAGCTGGGCGCTCTTTAAGTGCTTTTAGAATTGAAGCAAAATCAACAGCATTACAATTAAAACAAATAGATGAACTCATGAGGTCATTGCCTGAAGGTATGTCGCCTAATGAGTTAGCTGATATGTTAGCTGGCATAGATACTGTAAGTGGTATAAATACTTTTGTTAGAGAAGCAAGAAAAGCTACAGGAAAAGATATGCTTATGGAGGTATGGATAAATGGATTGTTATCTGGTCCCCAAACGCATGCAGTAAATATAACATCTAATATGCTTACCAGTTTATATGCTATTCCAGAGCGATTATTCGCAGCTGGGCTTTCTAAATTAACAGGGCAAAGTGCTACACAAGCGGGTGAAGCGCTTCAGCAAACATATGGTTTGGTAGAAGGTTTTAAAGATGGATTAAAAGCAGGTCTTAAAGTTTTAAGAACCGGAGAGGGTGGCGATGTTGTGAGTAAACTTGAAATGCCATTTACCCGAGCGATTACTGCTGAGAATTTAAAACAAACTCTTATTGGTAAACCTTTTAAAAAAACTTTAGAACAAGGTGGTATTACAGCTAGGGCAGTTGACTTAGTAGGTGCTTTTGTTACATTGCCTGGCCGGTTTTTACAATCGGCTGATACTTTATTTAAAAGTATGGGTTACCGCATGGAATTAAGAGCGCAATCTTATCGCCAAGCAATAAGTGAAGGTTTAAAAGGCGAACGGATTGCATTACGAATGAATGAAATTATGCGTAACCCTGATGAACTTGCTCCTACTATTCACGCAGCTTCTATTGATACGGCAAGGTATCAAACTTTTACAAACGAATTAGGCGAAACTGGCAGAAAATTTCAATCTTTTATTGCTTCAAAGCCTGCGCTTAGATTAATTGCTCCTTTTATAAGAACCCCTACTAATATTTTAAAATATGCTATGGAGCGTACTCCGTTAGCACCTTTATCAAAAAGAATACGAGGCGATGTTATGGCAGGTGGTACACGCAGAGATTTAGCATTAGCACGTATGGGACTGGGAAGTATAGTGATGGGTACAGTCGCTTCTTACGCAGCTTCTGGTTTAGTAACTGGTGGTGGCCCAACTAATTATAAAATGAAAGCTTTATTGCGTAACCAGGGATGGCAACCATACTCGCTTAAAATAGGAGACAATTATGTTTCTTATGGTCGCTTAGAGCCTATCGGGATGATGTTTGGATTGGCAGCCGATGCAACTGAAATTCTTGGGCAATTAGATGAGTTAGAATCTGACGACTTAGCTACTGCAATTGTATCAGCTATAACAAAAAATGTAACTTCTAAAACATGGTTAAGGGGCGTAACGGAAGTGATTAAAGCTTTTGATGACCCTGACAGAGCATCTTTAAGGTATTTACAGAATTTAGCTGGGACATTAGTGCCTACGGGAGTGGCTCAAATTGAACGCTTGGTTGATCCTGAGCTTAGAAATGTTCGGACTATTTTGGATGGAATACGTCAAAGGATTCCAGGGTATTCAGATTCATTACCTCCGCGCCGTAATTTTTGGGGTGAGCCCATTGTAATGCCCGCAGGTTTTGGGCCCGATATTCTTTCACCATTTTATATATCAAAAGGGAAAAATTCGCCTATTGATAAAGAATTGTTTAGACAAAAAAATCCTTTATCTATGCCGAGGAAAGTACAGAATTTGCAAGGTGTTGAAGTCGAATTGACGCCACAAGAATATGATAATCTTCTTTTAAATGTAAATTCTTTTAAACCAGAAGGCACAAAAGAATTAAAACCGTTTTTGGACAATGCTGTTCAAACAAGATGGTTTCAGGATTTTTCTGATGATACAAAAGAAGTATATGTCAATAGAATAATATCAGGTGCAAAACAATATGCAAAAGCAAAGCTAGTTGAGGAATCTGTTTTATTGCAACAAATAATAGCTGCAAAAAGGCAGCAACAAATTGAGGAACAGCGATAATGGTTGATACATATAGTATTTCTTTTAAAGGGGATAAAGCGAATCAAGTACTTGGGACAGTTTCTAATTTTGATGACAGTTATAAAGAACACACGCTTACGACACCTGATAATTATATAATAGAGCAGGTAACGCCTGCAGGCATTATTCCGATTGATATTACTACTCCGGTAAATGGGTTAAGGGTATCTTTCAAAATCCAAACACCTGGGACAGGTGGAGCGACTACACTTAAAATTTTTGGTTTAACATGGGGCGAATTAGCAGTAGAGACAAAAACAGGCTCTAACCCTTCTGCGCTTGAGTTACAGGCTGGCGTTCAGGTTGATTTTATTCTAAACACAAATGTAACCCCAAACAAATGGATATTAGCTCAAGTAGTACGGCAGTCTTTATCAAGAGGGTATAATATAAAAGATTATGGAGCGATAGGGGATTACGACCCTGATACAAATATAGGAACTGATAACACTACACCAATTGACGATACAATTGTGGCTATTAATGCACAAGAATTAGAGGGCGCCTTAATGGATATCCCAACAGGTTATTATTTAACCCAAGGTGGTCATGACATGGTTATTGCAACCACAATGATAGGTGAAGGTGCAAGTGCTTCTTTTTATTCCAAGGATAATCTTTCTAATTTATATGTTTTTAAAACTAAAGATGATGCAGCCAATGATGGTGATTTGATAGTGTTTGAGGATTTTTATATAAATGGACGGAGAAATAGCCCTACAATAAATCTTCAAGTTGGTATTTTGGTTAGTGGGGCTTATTACACAAAAATTAGTGATATAACTTTAGAAGAAATGTCGAATTATTGTATTAGATTGCAAAGCATTAATATAGGTGGTGGCGATATTTCTTATACCGAATTAACATATATTGAGAATGTAAAAGTTACTAACAGCAATGATGGGATTTATGTTGATTCTGGAGTATCAGAAGAAACAAAAGATACTTCTATATCAAATGTTTTTATATCAGTTATTTCAAATTCAGCTGGTGATGGAATTGCGTTGTTAAACAAAGGCTATAGAACCCGCACTTATAACGTACAAAGTAGTTTGTGTGATAATGGAGTTCATGAAGATGGCTCTTACGAGGCTGTACATTTTGGATTAATATCATTTGAACAAGATACCTTTGGGGTGAGAATAGAAGAAAGCATAAATAGTAAAGTGGTTGGAGGCTTGTTTTTTAATAACGGTCAGAAGTTTAGTCCCGATGCTGCTGTTTTAGATGGTGTCGCTGATACAATAACGTTAGCAACTCATAGTGTTACATTAGGCGATAGATTTAGAATAACAAGCACAGGAACATTGCCCACTGGATTAGCAGAAAATATTTATTATTATGCAGTTTCAAGCGTAGCAAGCGGGATACCTTTTCAGTTTTATGATATTTCTGATAGCCTTACGCCTGTAGCTTTTGGAACTGATGGGACAGGGACTTTCAGCTTTATTGAAGTTGAAGGAGATGCCAGCGGAGTTGAAATTGATACGGCGAGCGATAAAGCTATAATATCAAACTGTACTTTTTATGATGACCAAAGTACTAAAACGCAACAGTTTGGGGTTTTCCTTGGTGAACTTGTTTCAAATAGTATTATATTGGCTAATACCTGTACAGGAGCTTTGGAGTATTCTTATTTTATTGATAAGACAGCGACAGGCAACATTCTTCTGTTTAATCATTCTGAAGGTGCAACATTAGGCGATTATTATTTTGATGCTGACGGTAGCAATAATGCCGCAGATAACAATGTGGTTATAAGTCATCACTTGAATATTGTTGAGATTATAAATGGTTATATCCAATTTTATGAAATAGTTAATAATGTGCCAGTAGTAACTGGTGCAAAAATAAATAAAATTTCGATAGATGATACTGAAAGCGCAACAGATGAGGAAGTCTGGACAATAAAAGCTATTCAAACTTATGTAGCTAATAATACATTAACTACAGCATTGACTGACAATATGTTTCTTCTTGGTAATGGGTTAGACATTGCAACAGAAGTTCTAATGTCAGGAGAAGCAATAATGAGTAATGCGGGAGTTGTAACTCTTGCGGAGACAGCTGTTACAGGAAAACTTTTAACAGGGTATGTAATAAGTTCGGGTCCTGTTTTAGCAACTGATACAATTCTTGAATCTATTCAGAAACTGGCAGGCAACGTTCCGCCTGCGGCTTTATGGCAAAGGGTATCGACTACATTAGAGCCTGGAACTGCAAATGATAATGTTGATATAGGGAGTGGTACTTTTAAAGGTGGTGGTGCTTTTTATCAAAGTGATACAGCTGCGGAGCAAGTAATAGAATTGGCGACTAATGGTAGTAACGTGCCAGCGGTGATTTTGGCGAAATTAAGAGGAACTTTAGCAAGTCCTTTAGCTGTTATTGATAATGACCAAATAGGAGGCGTTTTTTTCCATGCGTATAGTGGTACAGCTGTACTTTCTTGTGTTGCTTTTACTGCTGAAATAAACGGTACAGTAGGCACAAGTCAAATGCCTGCGGATGCTGTTATATCCACTCGTACAGATGCAGGGTCTGCTCCTGAAGAGGCTGTACGGATAGATAAAAATAAGAACATTATCGGGCAAGGAACTTTCAAAGCAAAAAACGGAATATATGGCAGGATAAAAATAGTAACTTCAGCAACTTATACGATTCTTGTTTCTGATGATACACTAGCAGTTGATTACACCAGTAGTGGCGAAGCAATTTTAACATTGCCAGCGGCATCAGCTTGTTGGGATAGTGATCTATCAATGGGTAAAATATTTAAAATAAAAGATTCAGCAGCCAATGCAGGCACTAATAAAATAACAATTAACAGAGCTGGAGCTGATACATTAACTGACAATATACTGGGTGATACCAGTACAATTATAAATATAGATGGCGGTGCGCTTATGATACAAGCTAAATCGCCTACGGAATGGTTAGTTTTTAATATGTAAGGAGTTAAAAATGGGTGAGTCTTTAGTTGATATAAAATCTAAAATTACGGGGTTTAAACCTCCTCGAATGACTACGGCAGAGATTGAAGCATTAAGTGCGGCAAATGCACAAGGCATCATATACGATACTGATTTAAATTTATTTAAAGCATATAATCCGAACAACTCAAATCCTTTTGCAGAAAGGTTTGAACAGGCTTTTGTTAATACGGAAGGCATCGTTAAAGTGAATGGGTATTATACATCAAGTGGTTTGGCTACGTTTACAGCGACAGGGAATACTGTTAATACGACAGTAGCCCCTCCTGATGATGACAAAGTATCTTTTAAACCAGTTCCACTTCCATTGCCAGCGGAAATAACTACTGACAAGGCTTATTTTGTTATAAATAGTGTGGGTTCTACTTTCCAAATTTCAGAGACATTGGGTGGTTCTGTGTTTGCGTTTACTGGTGATGGGGTTTCTTTACATTCGTGGTATAATTTAAGCGGAACAGCGACAAAACCAGCTTATACATTAGTAGCTGATACACCTCAGTTTATTCAATACCCAGCCGCTTCCAAATTACAGATTTCAAGCTCAACTGACTGGCCGCACAATAATATTAAAACAGATGATACTTTTTATAATAGGACTCCTACGCCGAATAAGTTTTTAGAAAACAATGTTAATTTTCAAGAAAATACGTTTAGAGTAAGATGTTCTTTTACAAAAGGAAGCGATAATTATGTACAAATAGCTACTTTAACTTTGAATAATCCGATTACGGGATTTACTATTGTGCGCCGTGAGACAATAAAAAGGCAAGAAACGGCAGGGAATTTGAATTTTTTAATAAAGACAATAGCAGATAGTGGCAGTATAGGTAATGGTTACACCCTGTCAATACAATGTACATATGCTTCTGTGTTTACCATAACTGACATCACCAGATTTTCAGCACATAAATCAAGGATACATGCATAATGGGTAAATATAAAATACTACATAGATTTGACTTAAATAATATTAACGGTATAAACCCGAATTTAATTTGGGCTACAAATGAGTTTAAAGGGGGGGCAGTGAGTGCGCCTCCGCCACCAGCAGCTCGGGATATAGATGTGATAAACTTGAAAGCAGCTTATTCTTTAAGCTTATTGCAGGGAGGATATACGGGGGATGCTGAGAAAGTAAGAAGAGATTCTAACCAAGACCACTTGGATATTGGTTTTAGTGGTGCGGGGTTAGATGAAACTGCTTTAACAGATTTTTGCGCTTCGACTAATGGCTTCGGAGCTGAATGGTACGACCAAAGCGGAAATGGTTTTGATGTAACACAATCAACAACTTCTTTACAACCACAAATAGTAAACAATGGCGATATAATTAAAACGGGCAGCCCTTTAAAACCTACTAATCAGTTTGATGGTGATAGATTATTAAATAGCAGTTTAACTATTTCCCCTGGGAATGTGTATTCCATTTTTTTAGTTTTTAGAATAGATGGAGTAAATACAGGGGGGTGTGTGTACGGAACAACTAATATTACTTATAATGGGTTTTTCCCTCGTTTTACTGATGGAAATTGTTATCTTCCAGAATCAGATTCGGGGTATGTTACACCTATAGCAAGCCCATTTACAGGCAATACAGATTATTTAGTATCTATTTTTTATAATGGAACAACTGTAAACGGTTATATAAATGGAAGTTCAACACCTTTTATTTCAAGTTCTTCAGTGGGAACTATTACTTTTGATAATCTTTCAGTAGGTTATCGGATACTTTCAGCTAGTGATTTTACAGGCAAAATATCTGAGATTCTTTTATATGATGCTAATAAGTTCGCAAATAAAGCAACGATTGAAACAAACATTAACGATTATTATTCACTTTATTAATAAAGGTTTACACTTATGACTGAAAAAATTTATAAAATAGAAGTTTTTGACAATGAAGAGCTTGCAAATACAGGCATGGGGATTTTAATCGGAAATGCTCGGCTGCCTCAAAGTATTTCACAAAGAATTACCACTATATATACACATCAAACGCTTGCAAAATGTTGGTTTTTTAGAGAACCATGTGAGAGCATTGATGCGGCTAATGGTGGTACAGAAGCGAATACAACTGCTATAGATGGTTTTATAGCTAATGGTGATTGCATAGAGGAAAGCAAAACTATGCAGGAATTAATCGATGAAGGCTATTTGCCTAACCCACAACTACCAGAATAAAAAGGAGATTTAAAAGATGATATTAGATAATACATTAAGCCGTGATGGTGTAATAGCTGCTTTTGCGCAAATGGATATATATAACGCCACTTATTTAGAGTTGCCCGCAGCGAGTGGTGAGTATGTACCTGAGTATATTGGATACCCGAATACACATGCTGATATTTATATCACTATGGATGATGACGACCCGATATTATTAATTCAGAAAAACTTGTACGATGCAAACGGGAACTTGACAAGCAAAGTATTTACTCGAGATGATGACGGGTCTTTACAGTTTAAAACTTCATGGACTAACAGGGCAGCAAGCTTTGAGAAAAACTCGGGAGGGATTCGAGTCCACAATAGATTGGGCGTCTACGACTGATTATCAATCAATTTCCTTCCCGAGTGATATAATTACATATAAAGGAGGGCATAAATGCCGATTTATAAAAAGAAAAATGGAAAATGGGGCATAGTAAATGTTAAGGGGGATTCGTCCTCAAAGGCAGCTGCTGAAAAACGGTTAGCTGCTATAAAAATAAATCAAGCTAAAAGAGGTAAATAATGGAAGACGTGCTATTTGATGGTGATGTAAAGAAAATTCTTTTTAAAGAATTAAAAGGGAAAATCAGTTGTATATGTAAACGCTTTAGAATTTTTATTGCTGATTCGACGTATATAAGTTTATCTGATTCTGTGTTGAAAGAGTTTTTAGAACGTAGCAAGACTGATAGAATGGATTATAAGGCTGGCGTATTCGATTGTGATGATTTTGCCGACATTTTAAAGGGTGATATAGTGCGTTACCAGTATGAAAATAAAGTACGCTTCCCGTACGTGTTTGGGGTCGTGTGGGGTAAATTTTCAATAGACGGTCAAGAACCTTGTCTTCACGCAATAAACTTTTCAATTAATGAAAATAGGAAAATAAGATTTATTGAACCGCAAACTGATGAGATATTTTACCCACGTAAAGAAGATAAGAAAATATGTTTTATTAAATTATAAGGAGTTTGTATGATTTTTTTAATGGATTTGTTTTATTTAATTTTCAGTGGAGGAGGCAGATAAATGGGTATTGTAATTAACTTAATTTATTTAATTTTTGGTGGAGGAGGTTTATAATGGAATTAGATGCGAGAATGTTTATAGAGATAATTTTATTGGCAGCAGGTCTTTTTTTTGGTTGGCAGGCTAAAGCTTTTTATGACAAACGCTTTCTCAAAAAAAATGGTATAACTAAAAAACAGTTTGAAAAGAGGAAAAGAAATACAGTTGGGCAAGGCGGAGGTCGCTAATTGGGATTGTTATATAAAGACAAGTTAATAATAGCAGGGTTTATTGGTTACTTTGTAAGTTTTTTTTATATTGCTCTTTATCAAGCTGATAGAATGTCAGGCCAAGCTTTAAGCTATGAGGCAACTTGGAATATGTGTGCTGCTGGTCTTTTTATGGTAGGCCTTTTCTTTTTTGTAATAAGTCTTTTCACTACATATCAATATAAAGAAAAATCTTTTTTGAATTTTCTAAAATATAATTTTTGGGTTAAAGGAATAATTTTTATAATTATGATTTTAGCCGCTATAACTTTATATTATAATACATTCAATTATACAGTAGCTGTTTTAAATGATTCCGAACAGGTTAATCTATTTGTTTTCTATAAAGCTTTTTTAAATAATGAGCTTTCATTTTGTAAAATAACAAACCTTAACCCTGCTTATAATTTTGAATTGTTGCATAGATTTTGCCAATTTATTTTATATAGTTCAATAGCGTATTTTGTATTTTCTGTTTTTGTTTCAATTAAAGATCTTTTTTCATTCACTAAGTTTTTATGGTTAATTTTGCTTTTCCGAGAACTTTATTTGAATTTAGGAGTTTTTTTATACAGTAAATTATATGTAGGAGTGCCATCTGTTGCTATTATAATAAAAAGTTCTGTGCAAAACCAATCTCAGTTTCAAAGCGAATCAAATAATTTTTATCAATATGCACCAGAATTTATAATAATAGTTATAAGTTTTTTATTTTTCAGTGCTTACTTAGCTTTTAAAGTACAGGATGAATATAGGAAAAATAAATGAATTCCTCATTATGGCCAATAGTGGCAATTTTATTTAACGCTATAATTATTGTTCTTTTGGGATGGGTAGGTTTTGCGTTTAATACTTTTACGAAACGGCAAACGTCTGATAAAGAAGCAATACAAGGGCTTATAGCGAATGCAAAAGAAAATAATGCAACAGAGACAAACCGTTTAAGAGAACGGATTACTATTTGTGAAAAGGATATAAAAGACTTAAAGCAAAAAGAAGGAACTATTGAGGGAACAATAAGAGTTCTAACGGTTAAAATAGAAACATTATGTAAAAGCGTGGAAGCAATTGCAGCCAGTATTAATAAAATAGCAGAGAAAACGTAAAGGAGTATCGTATGTTTAATCTTTTAATAAAACCAGTGGCAGAACTTTTTTCTAAGGCTCTTGGGATTGTTGATAAACTTGTTGAGGACAAAGACCTTGCTCGTAAAATAAAAGCAGAATTAGAGTCTAAAATAATTGAGATAGCTAATACTCAATTTCTTGCTTTATTAAAAGCTCAGTCTTCTGTTATTATAGCAGAAGCACAAGGTGAAAGCTGGATGCAGAGAAACTGGCGCCCATTGCTTATGTTAGTTTTTGTGGTTATCATAGCAAATAATTATATCATTGCGCCGTATTTATCTTTATTTTTTGTAAAATCTGTTACGCTTGACGTGCCTGCTCAGATGTGGAAACTGTTATCTTTAGGAGTTTCTGGTTATGTTGTAGGGCGTTCTTGTGAAAAGATATCTAACGGGTCAGGTATTAAGGGAGGTTTTAATAAATTCCTTAATGGGAACTCTTAAGCTACCTCCCTTTGTTGAAGGGGTGTTTGTTTAATTCAATGATTATTTTAAGTCCACATGCAATTATATTTTTTTAAAAAAGGGATATAAACATTTGCCGAAGGTACTTTTTTATATAAAGAAGTCTCAGGCACCCCATCTTTTATAAGATTTCCTTGATGGTCATACGCTCTTATTTTATCCCATGTTTTGACAAGATGAGTTGCAAACTCTTGAGCTTTGTCTTGCCGCTTCCACATACTTAGGCAATCTGTCTTTTTCATCCAATCAATATACGTTACTCTAAAATCCGTTAATTTTTTATAAGGGATAATTTTTGTTATATATCTTCCACCTTTAGACAGTCCACGCACCCAATGGTTTCTGCCTCCCACATGCCAATCTACAAGACGGACTTTTGCGCCTTTACGTAAAAGTTTATCCTTTATCACATTTGCAATGATACAATACATTTTTTTTATTCCTTTGTTTATTTAAGTTATCCATATAACTGTATAATATATTCCCTATCAGCTTTTACATAATCGTGGTTTTCATCTTTTATCAAAATAATGCCATCAGCTTTATCTTTAAAGCTTGCTAAATGAATCCAGCCATTCGGGAAGTATTCTAATATTATTTGATGAAATGGTAGGTTGTCTATTATCCATAGGGCTATTTTGCTTAAAGAGATAGAATGTTGAATAGGTTCAAAATCTGTACACCCTCCTGTTTTATGATAACTGAGGCGGAAAGGTGCAGGTATTTTTAAAACCATATTGCGAATTTGTTCTGTCGTATATTTTTTTGTGTTTAGAAGCTTTAGAGCATAAGACAATTGCTGGTTACGATACCAGGAGCCTATATAAACAGGACTTTTAATATGTTTCCGGATAGGGTCTAAAGTATATGCAGCATGATATTGTATAGCCTCTAAAATTTTAATATCGGTTGTGTTGTTATCAATCCGTAATTTTTTAGCAGTAGGACTTTTAAAGACTTCATACCAATAAAAGAAATCGGATATAGGTTCTCGGTTTTGTATTTTTTCTGTTATTGGGAAATTGTCAAGCGGCTTGGTTTTAAAAGGTTCTGGAGTAGTTAAGAAAGTAAGTTGTTCTTCTGGCAAGCCAAGTTCTTTTTTTTCTCTTTTATGGTCTGGCCATTTCATTTTTTTATATATCCTTTTTAATAATGATATTAGCATTTTCTAAAACTTTTTTCTATAATTGGGTAGTTTGTTAAATGTGAAAAATCAGCATCCCTGTTATAGGTAAGTTCTAATGTGTTTAAATAGTTTATTCGTGCCCTGCACTTTGCAGAGCACTTGTGCTTATCATCCTCTTTGTGTGCACATGTAAAACATGGGCTTCTATAATATTTTTGCTGTGGCGTATTTTTTCCTGTTGGATGTTTTAAATAAAAAGCTTTCATATTACTTTATTCTTTCTTTACCGTAATTGCATTTTGCTCACAGACATCCACGCATTCGTAGCATTCCATACAATCTTTTTCTGAATAAGTTATTTCTTTTTCTGAAAAATAATCTAATGCGCCACCATCACACTCAAAAGTACATGCTCCGCAATTAATGCATTTAGTTTTGTTTATTGAAATCATGCTCTACTTTATCGATAATTTGAAGGTAATTCCCTTTTACTTTATTAGGGTAAAATGGTTATGCGGATTTGTGTAAATATTTTTTTATCACAAAAGTCACACACTGCTTGGTTTATATCAGTACTTGTCAAAGGTTTGTTTTTTTCAATTTTGATAAAAACTACAGTTTCCCCTGTAGGTTTTTCTTGTTGTGTAAAGCTAGCATGATATACCCCATCTTTATAATAAAGCAGAAAGCCTATTACATATTCTTCAGGATTAAAAAGAAGCTGTAGTGTTTTTAAAAACTCACATATTGAAATTGGTTTATTCATTGTTTGTCTCCTTGTTGTAAATTATATCGCACATGCGTCGTCTTGGCGACGCGACTATTTGTTACCCCTTGACTACTATTCGTTTTTGTTTATCTCGCCTTCTTGATGTCTATATGGAAGTTTTAGACATTAATCTAAAAAAGGAGCGGCTTTTAGTTTCTTAGGGTTATCTGTGAAAAAGTTTTTATGCTTACACCCATACAATAAAGTACCGAGCTTGAGTGTTCCATGCCGAGTTGCTAATTTGCATTTGCCACATTTAGTTACGCATTTATCTTTAAACGCATCACGCTCTGATTGGTCTGTTATAGCTTTCTCCATTCTATTTTTATCAGCTATCGATAATTTCGGAAAAAGGGTAAGCGCATTATGAACATTAAGAAATTTTAATTTAATCATTTATAATTCCTTCATAGTTGCATTCATTTGGCAGCGGGATATTAACCCCAAGGTCTGTTGCTGCAAAAACTCTGATTCTATCGTGATATTCTTCTTGGTATACTGTACTTAATTTTTTATAATCAAAAAACTTAGGCACTTCGGATATACTTGTAACGTCCTTTAAGAATTTTACCTTTAACGCTTCGTGCATTTCTTCTTTAGTGTATCCAGTGTGAGCGCTTAATATTGAAATGATTACACCCCAATAGTATTTGTTTTGCTGATTACTTTTTTTGCGTTTCCATTTTTTAATAATTATTTCTATGTGCTCGCCTTCTTTGAATTTAGTGGACAACCACATACCCCATCTTGAAATTTCTTTTAGCCTGAAATTGAGGGCTTTATCAAAATTTATGATACCTTTAAAACGAGGTGCAATCATTTTTGTTTTCCCTTCCAATTATGTGTTAAATAAAAAAACTTAGCAAGGGTCATAAAGGCTTCTACGTCATTCAAATAAGAATCTGAAAAATCTTTAAACTGTGGGAAGCCTGTCGCTTTATCTAATCTAACAATTGCGTTTCCTTCAATTGATAAGTTTATATCATTTGCACAAATAGATTCCACTTTAAGTGCTCCTCTGTATGCAGCACATTGTAAATTGTACTCAGGTTTGTAAATAGCTTTGCTGGTTTTAAAATCAATTACAAAGCGTTTAGTTTTATTTTTAATTGTTATGTCTGCAATTAAGTCTAAAGTTCCAGCATATCCAAAATTCATATCGCAAAAAACAGTTTTCTCAACTGAGACAGGTTGTAAATTAACTGCATCTTTCCATTCAAGGAAAGCTGTAAAAGCTGTCTCAACTTCTTTTCCTGGCTTGTAAGGTTCCTTGCCAGTTTTCAAATATTCTTCAATCGCTTCATGTGTTTGCGAACCAATGTCCCGAGCTTTTTTTGAAACCTTTCTAAAATTTTTAGGCCCATCATTAATTATTTCTAATAATTTATTTCTGTTGTCGTTAAGCTCAAAGGTAGACAGTTGTTCAAGGATATAATCACGTGTACAATTAGCCGCCCAGTACATTAGTGCAGGCTTGTCTAATATTCCTGTAATAGTTGTAACAGAAGGCAGTTCAATATCGTTATATGTGTAGTATCTCATTTTTTGTTTCCTTATGAATCCATAAAACAGTTATATTCTTTTTTCGTAAACTGTACGTTTAATATCATATATTCCCCATTGGTTACCCCAAAGCAATAAAAGCAATCAGTGCAATCAGTGCAATCAGTGCAATTAGAGCAATCATAGCACTTATAGCAATGAAAGCACTCAG